TATCAGTTGCGGCCAGCATGGTCGAGGGCAATGAGCGACAGAGAAATGCTCACAATTTTACGCAGGAGAGTTGCAAAACAGATCGACATTTTCGCATGAAAAAAAAGAAACAACCGACGGTTGAATCAGAGAGAACGGAAGCACTCGCGGAAGCGAAGCGCATCCTCTCGGAGCATTACGACTGCGGACTTGCAATTGTTAGTTGGGAACAGGCAGGCGAGACGATGCACGGTGAGTTTGTTTTCGGTAACAAATACGCCGTGGAGGGACTCGCAAACGACTCGACCAACATTTTATTTCCAGACTTCGAGGACGAGGACGAAGAGGAGGAGGAAGAAGCATGAAGCTCATACTAGAATTTGACGAGACCGAGCGATACGAGCACGAGGTGGCCTGCAAAGGGCTTGATATTTTAATCCTGCTTGACGACATCGACCAAGAGATCAGATCCGCTCTCAAGCACGAATGCGGAGAGTTTGCAAAGCTAGACGTGGAAACGATGGAGGCCGTCCGCGCATGGATTTGGGAGCAGCGTAGCAAGCGAAATATTCCAGAACTTACATGAAAGGCTGGAAAAAATGGATGGCCGTCGGATGTTCGCACGGCGACCAGATTGACCCAGAGGCTCGCAAAGCTGTGCTGACGTTCCGAGACCGATGGAAGCCCGACACGACCATCATGCTCGGAGACTTCCTAGACCTAGCCGCCTTCCGCTCCGGTGCTATTTCAGATCCGAACTCAAGCGACCGAGCCGCGAGTATCAGCGACGACCTTTCTGCCGGTATTGATTTTCTGCACGAACTCAGACCGCAACACATTCTCTACGGCAACCACGAAGCACGGCTCTACAGGCTTGCATCGTCGCCTAACGCACTCGCGGCTCACGCCGCTACGCTCACGATCCAAGCCATTGAGAAGACCGCGAAGGAACTAAAGGCGCGATTGTATCCGTACCACATTCGGAGCTACTACGAGCTAGGAGGAACCAAGTTCCTGCACGGCTATATGTATAATGTGCAAGCGATCCGCGACCACGCGGAAACCTATGGGCAATGTATACTGGCGCACCTACACCGAGTCGGATGGGAACGCGCTCGCACGCTCGACGGCGCGAGTGGATATTGCGTCGGAATGCTGGCGCGTTTCGACATGGAATACGCTTCGACACGCCGCGCAACATTCGCCTGGTCGCAGGGCTTTGCATATGGCTACTACAAGGACAATTCGATCACCGTGAATTTATGCGAAAGAAAAATCAATCAACCGTGGCTCTTGCCAATGTGAACACAGCCTGGGCGGCTTTCTACGAAACGACAAGAGTCGAAAGCGAGAAAGAGCTTTCGGAGCAAGGATGGAAGAGCATCCGAGCTATTTCGGACGAATCCAAAACAACAATAGCATCGACAGGCTGCCGAGTTGAATTGGCCGTCAGAAAAGGCATTCTGGAAGTCAAAAAAACAATGATTCAGACGAATCAAGGCGTTCGCTCGGTAAATTTATACCGCCCGATCTTAAAACAAAATACGCCCGCAGAGCCGCTCCAGCATTGGTTGTGCGAGGTTGTAAAGACTTTTCCGCAGATTTATTTTCACCGTTCGTGAAAATTTATCTTTTAATGCAAACAGGATTTGAAGATTGTTTGCCCATCGAAAGGGAATGACTCCCAACGATAGAAACCAAAAACAGAAAACCAAAAATGAAAATCAAAGTTGCACTCAACACCAAAAGCCGCGAACTCTCCGACTCCCTAGACAAAGTAAACGGCAAGGCTAGATCAGCCACAGCATCAGCAATGGACATTCTTAACGCGACCGAGATCGCTGAGAAACAACTCGCATTATTCTATATTGCGAAATCTTCCAGAATAGGAGCTGAGATGACATATACATCCGGCGGCTCGGTTGCAAGAGCTTACAAGTATACACGCATAGCAAATCGTATTAAGGCAGTTCGCGGCGGGTCGGCTTGGTATGTGACCAGCATCGAACGTGTTGAGCTTTTCCCGAATCAAGACGGCGGAATCAAGGTCGGACTCAACGCCGAGCAGGAAAAAACGGCACTGAGCCAAGTGCGCAGCAAATTCTACAACATCTAAAAAAATGAACTCACTCGAATTCTTAATCCTCTTTACCGCCTGTAGCCTCCTCTCATTTGCGGCAGGCTACATCCTCGGCAACGCCAAAGCGATGACCCGCGCCGAGGAGATGCGCCGCTGGTGGCGCGAACGCGAGAGACGCAACGAATGTTAAGCGACGAGGAGCAACTCGACCTTGAAATTATGTTCATCCGTAGCCTAGTTTGTGCGTTCATAGGTCAAGCGGTCGACGATTTGCAAAAATCCAAAACCTACAAAAGCGACTACGTCAACACCTATGTGAACAGAGACCGAGAGACTGCACGCAAATTCCTTAACTCTAAAGCATTTCTTGAAATTTGCGAGGCACTTAACCTTCCCGCCGACAAAATTAGAACGAGAGCCAATGCACCTCGCGATTGACCCAGGCACAACGCACTCGGCATTCGTGCAATTTCACAACGGCAAGATCGTTGACCACGGCCACCTGCCTAATGCGGAGATCAGACAGATTCTGATCGGTCGCGAATATACAAGCGTGGCCTGCGAGATGATAGCCAGCTACGGCATGGCTGTGGGTGCTTCAACATTCGAGACGTGCGTCTGGATCGGGAGATTCATCGAAGTGGCACGAGTGGACGTTGAATTAATCTTTCGGAAAGACATTAAGCTTTTCCTATGCGGAACGATGCGAGCCAAGGACGCCAATATCAGGCAAGCCTTGATCGACAAGATCGGGCCGCAGGGAACAAAGAAAACCCCAGGGCCGACTTATGGAATTAAGTCGCACACTTGGGCGGCACTCGCTGTGGCCGTATTCGCAGCACAAAACAACAAAAAATAGAAAATGAAAATAACAAAAGGCAAACAACAACGCGCCCAGCGCGTAGTACTCTACGGAGTGGAGAGCGTAGGAAAAAGCACATTCGCGGCCAAGTTCCCACATCCGTTATTCCTCGACATCGAGCAAGGCACGTCCCACCTGGATGTGGATCGCTGTGAGATCAGCAGCTGGAAACAATTAACGGACGCATTGGCTGAGGCCAAGGCGACCGATTACAAAACCATTGTCATCGACAGCGCGGATTGGGCGGAACGCCTATGCGTTGAAGACCTTCTCGCCAGCACCAAGAAGACTAGCGTCGAAGATTTCGGCTTTGGCAAGGGGTGGGTTATGGTAGCGGAAAGAATGAGCCGGATGCTGTCATCCATCGACCAACTCATCGATGGCGGCAAGAACGTCGTCATGATCGCGCACAGCAAAATAGTGCGCTTCGAAGCACCAGACGCACTCGCGGCCTACGACCGCTACGAACTGAAGTTATCCAAGCAAAGCTCTCCGCTCTTGAAAGAGTTCGCGGACGAGCTTTGGTTCTTAAGGTTCAAGACCAAAGTCAGCACCTCCGAGACAGGCAAGGGAAAAGGCATCGGCGGAAAGGAACGCATCATATTAACCACGCACAGCGCGGCCTACGACGCGAAGACGCGATCCGGCCTAGCGGAGGAACTCCCGCTGGAGTGGGCATCGGTCGCGCATCTGTTCGAGGCCGTTGCAACTAAACAGCCGAACCATATCGTTGAAGCCGACGAAATGGTCGGATGGCAATCACGGCTCGCAGAGCATGAAGGCGCGGTTAACCAGTTCCTAATCGGGCGGGGCGTGCTAACAAGCGAACAGACGTGGCGTGACTGCGCACCAGAGTACCTGGAGCGCGTTGCGCTTCGCGTTGATCAGTTCGTAAATACGGCTATCGAATGGAGAAAGGCAAACAAATGATCAAGGAAATATCACCTAGCAGTCTGCCCAAACTTGCCGAATGCGCTCTCTTCGAGGGCGCAAACGGAACGAGTGAAGCGGCGGAGCGCGGCACGGCGGTTGACGTTGCGATCCGCAACCTTATCTCGGCAGAATATGACGTTGCAATCGTTAGCGAAGACGCCGGAGCTATTGCTTACGGCGTTGATGTACTAACGCGCCTTGCAAAAGGTTCGTTCGTGGAGACACGCGAGGAGTATCTCGCGATGGCAGTCCCTGGGCTTAGTAAACTCGGAACAGCAGATGCAGTCTGCAAGGCCGAGAAATGGGTCGCGGACATAAAAACAGGACAGGTGCGAAACTACCGCGAGCAACTCGCGGCGTATTCATTGGCGTGTATGGAAGATAATTTCGACACGAGTTGGACAGCGCACGTTGTATACGTCGATCAAAAGCTAATTCGCAGCTATGACTTCACATACGAGGAAGCGCAACAGATCACGCAGCGCACTATCTATCGCGCAACAAACGCTGAGTCTCAACCGACGCCTTGCGAGTATTGCAGTTGGTGCAAGCACTACAATAACTGCCACGCCATCGTCAGACAGGCTGAGAGTGCCATCGCTCTCATCCCAGACATCAACGGCAACTCCATCGATGCGATCCGCCAGCGAATACTCGCAACAGCGGAGAGCATGGGAGCATTCGCAAAAGAATGGAAACTAGCAGAAAAGGAGATCGCCGAGCCGGTGCTTGGTCATCTCAAAACGAGACTCGAAAACGGAGACGAGGTGGCAGGATGGAAGCTCACCAGCATGAGCGGACGCAAGTTCGTGGAAACAGAAGCTATCGCCAAAGCCTCGGAAGGTATCAGCAAAGAGACATTGATCCTAGCGATGGGCGGGAAGATGTCAGAAAAGAGTTACATCGAACTCTGCGCCAATAACGGCGTAGAGCCAGATCAAGAAGCAGTAAAAACCGGAGCGCATTCGCTCCAACTCAGACAAACAAAAATAAAATAGAAAACACAAAATGCCAACATACACAGCATCAGAACCAAAACAGGCCGCGATTTATTTCGTGGAGCCAGGGACATACGAAGTCGAAATCATCAAGGCCGTCGAGAAGACTTCGCAGGCCGGAAACCCAACGATCAAGCTCGACGTTGCCGTCATCCTTGAAGGCGGCACGACAGGGCCGACAATGTGGGAGCATCTCACCTTCACGCCGAAAGCAGCGTGGAAAGTCGATCAGGTGCTGTCCAGCATCGGACGCGCAGTCATACCAGGCGAAGACGTAACCATCGAAGCGGAAGACTTGATAGGCGAGAAGGGCGTCTGCGTCCTCGGCGTCGAGGCAGGGCAGACCAATCCAGAGCACCAATTCAACTGCGTCGAGCGTTGGTTGTTCGGAGACGAGAAAGCAAAGTGGCTCGGCAACCGGCGCAAGCCAGCGGCCAAGACCGACAACCATATCGTCGCCAAAAGCAACGGCTATGTCGCTCAAAAAGAAACCGACGACATCCCGTTCTAAAAAATGAACTCTCTCTCACTCCGGTTGGTTATTTGTATGAACGAATGTCCGATAGGGTTGCGCCTCGAAAGGGGCGATCCATTGCCAGTATACCAGCATACTTACGATGACACACCGGAGGGGAGAGCACTCGCAGAACAACACCTAGAAAAAATAGTAGATTATGTTCGACGGCATACTAAAACTAATAAATCTCGCAAGGTTAAGTAAGCAGAATATGGCTGATCTTGAATTTCTTGCAGAGTTACTGAACAACCGCATTGAATATTTAAACAAAGAAAACGATGAACTCCGAAAAGACAACGAACGGCTCCGACAATTCGTGTCAGGGCAGGACGAATAATCAAGAATGGCGCGGGTATCCGCTCCGCTGCTGGCCGAATCATCAAGACGACTGCTACCGGTGGGACTGGGAAATTCAGATCGACGGCAAGTGGATCGAGGTTGTTACTCAGTCCACTCGGTGGATGGAGGAGGAGGCCGACGAGGTCTTGCAGCGTTATTTGACAAGGCTGAAATCTTAGACTAAATTCAACTCGGCTGTGAGAAGCCTTCCAATACAGCAAATGAAACCAACTTTTTCCCGCAATA